GGCATGGAAGACTTCATCCACACGGCCGAACGAGTAGCACCTAAACTGTTGAGCATACTGCTCTTAGATATAGGTGGCTCGTCAGCGGGGTCATAGTCAACCTGCATAATCACAGCTCCACTCTCCAATGTGCTAACAAATGGTTCATAAGAAATTGTCATGCTATTTACACAGTAACGTTCATATCCATTAGCAAGTTTTGACAGCCACGGAAACATTTCTGTGTCTCCTGCATTGATGCCAAGCTCCAAAACTCCATTTTGAATTGTGTAATCTGACGTAATATTCTTTATGAATTCACGGTGTCGAACTCGTGTTGCTCCAGCTCCTGCTGGTGTTGTCTGGGGCCTGCCCCCAGACGTTCTCAACCCTGTTGCTACAGGTGTAGAAACTCGTTGAGATCTATTTGTATTTCTTTTATTTCTTGTGTTTCTAGTAAGGCTAAAATTTAACAAGCAAAGATACCTTAGTCTATTGCTCGCGATTACCCTCCAGCCCAAACCTACTGCTATTTCTCAACAGCTTAAGGCGGCACTCGGGCTGGCCCCCTGCGCTAAATAGCGCTCCGCCTTTCGTGTTAGGCGTTTAGATGTTGCTAAGGGTACATTGCAACTTCTATCCGTAATCGCTAACACCAGGACATTAATGCCCATGTGCGCTCAACCTCGTAAGGTCCAAACGTCTTCCTGTTTGGCTAATCTACCTCATCACGGTGGGTTGCCGGGTTTTCCAATGCTCCCAGTTTTCCTTCTGGGGGACTACTAAGCCGTCTCTGGCTCCTTTTTCTCTTGGCTTTTGCCCAAGTGTCGTTGAGTTCACGACAAACGCTTATATTCTTGCTCTGGTTCAACTAAATACTGAACAGAATCAATGTTTCTTTCCGGATCAATTACAGGTTTTGACCACAATGGATCAGTTAAGCACTGGTAGTAATTTTCAACCAGTTTTTGCTCTGACGGTGTAATGTCATGAGCAAAGTAAAAACTTATCCTCTCCTTCATAGTCGGTTCCCGTTGCTTATAGGTCATACCATCTATCAGTTGCTGACGATACTTATAGTAATGATCGCCCATACAAGGAACCCATGGTGTGGCTCCTCTGCCCATCCAGGTATAAAATTGTTGGAATAAGGGTGTTCCGCTGGACATGGCTAAACCACACCCTGCTATCGCTCCCAACTGTTTACGATATACTTTCTTTGATCCCAACACTTTCGTTGAGATCACATCGCTATACAGTCTTTTACTGGGACGCGGTGTTAACACGTATCCCAAATCCTCATTAAATACTGGGCGGGCCTGACAAAATTCAACCTCCTCAAGTGTGTGATACACTCCGTCGAATTCCATAGTAATACCCATCCGCAAAAACCATTCTTTCAATCCACTGGTGAACGCTTCCAAGCGCCTTTTCTCCATAATGATGACACAGTCGTCGCCATCATTTAGGAGGGAAATCTTGCCTAACATTTTCTTATCTTGAAAATATGAATACATTAAACTACACATGATAATAACATTTCCTAAACTAGTGTTCATATCGCCTGACATACGGCATCCATTTACCGTGTACCGTAATTTGCCATCAATACCCACATACACACCTTTGTTCTTGAGCTGGGCTGCGAGTAAAGTATTTAAGTTGGGAAGGTCAACCTCTTCGCCTGTTGACCACATTCTGTATATGTCGTGTTCATGTTTTAACAACAACGTATTAATGTGCTGGTCGAAACGTGATGCATCCAGTCCTACTGCAACTGGATCCACGTATCTGTCCCACATCCCCTTAATCTCTTCACCTCGCTCGTTCATGTTCATTCCTTTAGCAACTGTCTTGTGCTCACCTGTTCCGTCGAATATCTCGTTGATTGCCTCAAAAATTTTATGTTCAAGTGGTTTTAGATACCTACCCAAACAGACATTGAAACGTGGACTTCGTGGCTGTATCGCCCGAGGTGCCCCGTCTGGCTTTAAGTAATCATCCTTTGTGAATACTTTCACTTTGTTGTCACGTGCTTGAAGTCGGTTAAACTCCAAACTTTCAACCGATTGTTCGTAAATTTTGCGTTTCGCCCCACCGTAACACTCTAAGAACTCTTGGTTCGTGTACGGGCTGACTAATCCGTTAATCCTTGAACATCTCTCCATTTCTCGGTTGAAATGTGAAAACTTGTCCTGTACATAACTCTTGGCCTGAGTCATAGGA